GGTAGATAGCGATGAAGCCAAGTTCAGTACGTCCAAAGTTAAAGATCGAACACATATGGCTGGATCTGCCACTGGTATGAGTGGTTCGCCCATTCTAACCAAAGGTAGGACTGCCATAGGCATTCATGAGGGTGTCAATGCTGGTGGTCAGTATAAACGCTACCACTCTTTCAGCGATGACGATCTTCATGAGATGTCTAAATCTGCGCCATCCCTTGATTTTGATTTTAAAATTGAACGGGCCTACCCCGGTCCTAGTAAAAAGAAACGTAGGAATGTGCTGCAGTTTGATCGTCCTTGGCATGAGGACACTAGTGAGATGGATTGGGATATCTTGCCTTTCCAAGAACAAAGGAAAGGTAAAGAACCCTTGACTCCACCTTCAGTGCCTCCGAAGGCAAAGGAACCGGTGGTTAAAGACATTTCCGATACATTGCTACAATCACTTATGCCTCGTCTTGAGAGTATAATGAAGCAAAGTCTTAAACAGATCACAACTCCGCCTTCGAGTGAGGATGAGACTGTTGGACTATCCAGTAAGAAGAAGAAAAAGAGGAATGCTAAAAAGAAGCATCCGATTTGTCCGATCTTACAGGATATTGGAAAATGTCCATTAGGTGACGATGTCGAACATATGGCCAAGTATGATCATAAATTGCAACCTGTTGAGAATTTTCAGCGTGGCCCTGCCAAGACAGGGCCCGCTGGCAGGCCGAACTCCGTAAGGAGTACGGCTTAATTCCAATGTGGTTCCTCACAACTGCTGCAGTAGGGCCCGTCCTAAATGAGGATGCGCAGCAGTTGTGGGATAAAACAGGCCTTACATGTGTGGGGCGGTTTAGGCATATGGGTTCTATATATAAGAATCCAACCCATGATAAGTTCGATGAGCACTTTAGTACATATTTAATGGAAAGTAGTGTGGAAGATACTTTTCCTGAGTATGGTGTATGCCGTCCTACAGTCGCGAGAGAGCTTAAAGCTGTATCGCGTTATGGTTTGCCAACAGTGGACCTAGAGCCTTCTAAGGAAGATCAAGTGTTATTGCTAGATTGGATGGAGAAGGAGTTTGGACCATATGTTGAGGGGTACCGGGTTCTTGACTTTGAAGAGGTCGAGATCCAGGGAGCCACGACCCCAGGTATACCATATAAGTGGTTTTATAGGAAGAAAAGAGATGTTATTGAGAAGTGCCCGGATGAATTTCATTCTTTCTGGGCGCATGCTCATGAGATTGGATACCCTGTGGTATGGCATAACTTTGTTAAGGAGGAATTACTTCCTACTACAAAGCTTGAGGAGAATAATGTCCGCTCTATTACTGGTCCAGACGTGGCCTACTTTGCCAGTTTTGGTAGGTTATGCCAGGATTTTAATAAACGGCTTTATGACGCCTGTCTTAGTACTGCTTCCACTCTTGGCTTTAATAAGTTTGAGGGTGGCTTGAACCGCATTGCTGAATATATTAACTTCCATCCTCATAAAGAGGAAGCTGATATGAGTAAGTTTGATGCTAGACAAGTTGCGTGGATCAGACGGCTGTGTATGAAGTTTCGTTGGCGGATGCTTAAACCTGAGGACCAGACTCGAGAGAATTGGAGGCGGCTTGAGTATTATTACTCGCAGGCTATCAATTCATATCTTGTGACTGGCCTTGGTTTTGTTCTCCATGCTGACCATGGTATGAAATCTGGTGATGTTAATACAACACCGGATAACACTCTCATACATTTCTTGGCTCTAGCCTATGCTTACATTAAGAACGTGTCCAGGGATTATTATCATTTCAGGAGTAACGTTCGAGTGTGTTTGTATGGTGATGATGAGCTTATTTCTATGAGTGACGAGGTTGTGGATAGATTTTGTGCGTCTGCTAGAGCCCCCCACTATGAGGCCTGTGGAATCCATTTTAAGGTGGAGGCTACACGGGAATCTCTAAGATTGGAAGGACTCACTTTTCTTGGGAATCGGTTTAAACGGGATAGCAATGGGCATTGGGTCGGCGAACCAGTTGATCCAAGAAAGCTTGTTGCCTCGGCCTTGAAGCCCTTGAAGAAGCAGACACCTGGTCAGTCTATGGCTAGAGTCATTGCGCTCTCAGTAGAGGGGTATTGGAACAACTGGTCCCGCAAGATATTGTGGGGTTTTGTTCAGTACATGCTTGCGAAAGGAGTGCAACCTGATCCTGATATCGAGTGTGAAGAGGTGGAACCGGAACTTATCGGTATGACACGTCAAGTGCCTACCTTGAGAAAGATCCGGTCCCTCTGGCTCGGTTATCAGTGATCATGTTTTCTTTACCCCACTTGGATTTGAGTGGCGAGTGGGGGTTCTTTTGCAGGTCGCGCGACGTAAAGTAAAACTTTCCTGCATAAAAGAAATTTTATATGTATTCTGATATATTGACTCTCATAAGTTCGGTGATTATACCCTTATTTGCTTTGATTACATCATTATGGCTAATAAGAAGAAGAAGGCTAATGTCCAGTCAGCCGTCGACAAAGTCGCCAGTAGGATTAAATCCGAACTTAGCGACAGTGGACCTGGAGGCGGACGTAAACAACGGAAACGCAAAGCTAATAATGGAGGAGGTGGAGGATCTGGACAAGGCCTTGGAATCGTTAATGCCAGTGATAACAAAGTCTCTCTCGCAACACGTTTCTCAATGAGGAATTCTGGTAGTGAGGGGGATATCACCATTTCTGGTTCTGAGGTTGTTGGTTTGACTCAGCCAGTTAATGCTGGTTTGTTGAACTTTGTCTTGGATCTTAATCCTATGTCATGGACTGGAACAAGAGTAGCACAAATGGCGAAATTGTTCGAGAAATACAGATTTGATTCTGCAACATTGACATACATTCCTTCTGTTGGCTCTACTACAGCTGGTCTACAATATGCGTATTATGATCGAGATGTGGCTGATGCTCCAATATCTGGAGTTGATGTTGCCTCGAATATTTCTCGCATGATGGGTAACCAGCGTGCCGTCGTTGGCCAAATATGGCGCCCTCTGGTTCTTAAATATAATAAGACACCTCAAGAGGGCACATACTTCATAAATCCTGTTCAAGAGGGTCCTGATCAGCGTACTACTACTCAAGCTATAGTTTATATGTATCAGAGTGTGGTGTCAACATCCAGTACTGGGATTATAAAGGTTGATTATAATTTATCCCTTTATACTCCTACAGGACCGTTGTTGTCAGGTACTGGTGTTGTTTCAGCACCAGGTTGGATACGTGGGACTATTACCCTTGCAGCAACTGCAAGTGGTTCTGCAGTTCCTGCTTCATCACCTGACTTCGCTAGCTTAACCTCTGCTAGCACTGCTGTGTTTGAGTGGCTGCCTGAGGCAACCATTCCTGGGACCTCTATACAGTTTGGTCTCAATATGAGCGCTACTAGTGCGATAGCTAGATACGCACCCTTATTCATCCGTTACATAAATGGAGCTTATAGGTTGTATGATACTTTCGGTGAGGCTGTTTCTGGTAATCAGAATTCTTTCGCCTTCGCTGGTAGTGGTCTTGGCAGTGCTTTAGTTACGCCAGGCTGGTTGAAGATTGCCACTGTGATTGCTAATGAACTATATGGCGATGCATCTACATAGATACATTTGCCATTTTACGGACCTGGACATGTCTATAAACTGTATCCTGGTAGCTCATGCCATGCTTAGTACTTTAGTGTAGCAGAAAATGAGCTTTTGGGACCTGGACATGTCTTTAAACTGTATCCAGGTGACCTGCGCCATGTATTGCACCCACAGTATGGTGTAGCTAAAAGCGGGCCCAGGGCTGTCTTGCTCCTGTCATTGTTATATTTCTACATGCGTTCCTTTATAGGGTTGCCTGCTGTTTTAGTATAATGATAATGGGGTTTAGCTTGACGCCCTGGGGTGCAGCCATGGGTTAGACTTTGTCCCCATGTCGGGTTTTCCACACCCGCACGAGTGAGGATAGACCTGCCGTATGTCGATAAAAGACGGCACTGTAGTCTGCTGCTCGTAGGACTGCAGTGTAAACTGCG